CATGAATAACGTTTCTTCGGTGGATTGCTTTCCACTGCTTATAAGTATATCTTTTTTCGTTCATTGCTTTCCCTCCTGTTATTTTGTTGGGTTCTTTTCTAGCTCTCTATACAGAAGATAAACGGATCTTTTTTCTGCCTGTTCGTCTGTAAAACGCTGCTTTTCTTCTTCGGTTTCGTCCAGAAGATCGCCCAGGAAGTCAACGGCACTATGAAGAAAAATATCATCAGCAACCGGGAAAGCCGTTGGGAGTCCTTGCATCCAGTCCATAAATAAATCTGATTTGCTAATACGTCCGGCTTTATATCTGTTATCAAGATGCAACTTTTCAATGTAGAACATGTTTAAAATATCTTTGCAGATTTCGTTGTATTCTGTTTTCATTGTTGCACCTTCATATGTATAATATTCCTCGGCTGCTTCGTAGCTGTCCATGATAATTTTTTTAATTCTGTTCATAACTTCCTTTGAGTTTGTTTTTAACATTGCTTTTTACCCTTGCCCCTGTTATAATAGGGCTACCTTTCGTTTTTTTGTTGGGTGCCGGTTGTTTGTCTTGGTAGGATTGCAACCGGCTTTTTTTATTTAGTTGCTAGGAACTAGAATTTTTCAATTAATCGGATCCGGTTCTCTATGTCCTCATTGGTTTGAGTGGTTCGGGCGGTTCTGGTTGTTTGTTTCTTTTGTTCCCTTCGTTGATATTATAATAGCATAGTTATAACTATATGTCAATACAAAATATAATTAATTTGCAAATAAGTTATAACTATACAAAAATGTAATAAGAATTTAATTTAAAAAAACCAGTATTTACAATGTAAAAATAGACTTGTAAATTAGTTATAAATATGATATAGTTGTAATCAAAAAGGAGGGAAAACCAAATGGAAGATGGAAAGAAAGCAGCGTATAAATATATCAACAATTATCAAAAGGAAAAATATGATCGTATAACAATATTGAGAAAAAGCGGAGAAAAAGAGCGGCTCACAAATATAGCAAAAGAAAAGGGATATAGAACAGTAACAGAATTCATAAATGCCTGTATTGACGAAAAATTAAATAGAATGAAATTATAAGAAAAAGCCCTAGGAAATTATCCCGGGGCTTTTATAATGCTTATTTATGGCGGCTTTTTGGACAGGTGCAGAACTGCCGCCGAAGTCCTGACATAATTATTCATAGCACAATATCATCAAAAAGTCAACGACATTTTTTTGCTTGACTTTTACGAATTGTTCTGTTATGCTCGATACAACGAAGCCGACGGAACTCAGGAAGGGGCAGGGCTGACAAAGCGGAATCGTAACTTAATACAAAAATAAACATAGCCAGATCATGCCGGATCAGATACCGGAAGGTCTGGCTTTTTGTGTGTTCAAAATGCCCTATTATAATATTATATATATTAATATTATGGATTATGAATATCTATAATTATAGTTATTCCCTGTCCCTTCCTAGATTCCAGAGGCTGAGTTGATTAATATAATATTGTATATAGTATATATAATATACATAGATATAGTATATGGTGTTATATAAGATTGACTAAAAGTTTTAAATTAATAGTTGACAGAACAACAACTTGTATGTTAATACTGTTAATAGAGATACAGATACAGACCGAAAGCGAGAACGAACCGCTGGAGGACTGAACCGGTTAGCTACTGGATAACGAACCAGAGCCGACCGGCTTTTTTTATTTATTAATGATTTAATAGATTGACGTTATAAAGTGAGGTGATACAGTGCAGAATACAGACAACAGCGTGTTAGATACGTTTAAACATGATACAAAGAAATACTTAGATATATTTTGCGCTGAATATGGTATTGAAGACCTTATGAAAGCGCCTCAGAACACATTCGAATCAGCTCTTAGTTATGCAGGGGATCATGTATTTTTGAAGCCCGAAAACGTAACGCTCAAGTACAACAGACAGACTATATTAGATTGTGATAATGCACAACTGATCAATTACATACTCGACTATTATATATTTATATGTGGCGTATATAACAAGGAGTCAAATATACAAGGGTTTGCTAAATATATCAAGATTAGTGAACAGACTATGTATAACTGGGTAAATGGAGAGTATAAGACAAAGATATATATAGATACAGACGGCAATGTTATCAAGGATATACAGGAGTGGAAGTTGAATAAGAGAGGGGAGTATAGGGAGATAGCAAGCACAGCACACCTTGACCTAATCAAAAAATTAAATGCGAATGACGAACACTCACTTGCGAACATTGGAATCAGCGATAAGAATAACACAGGCGTGGCAATGAAACTTAATTCTAAATTCGGATGGAACGCACCAAACGGACGGAGCGCAGAAGAGAACAACGGAAAGCCAAAGCAGACAGCGCAGCAGATTGCGGATAAGTACAAGGACGTTCTGGAACTTCCGGAGATGGAAAAGCCGGAGTTGTAACAATATGTTGTGTTCTCTGTGATTAGTACACAATATATAGCAATACTCAATGTCCTTTTAGGGTGTACTCATAATGCACACATGCGGAAACGTGAAAAGTTGTGCAATATGACGAAGAAAAGCATAGAAATTCTCCTTGGCTACTGCCGAAGGCATCCGAAAAACAGCGTTAAGACCGGGACAACGGGAACCCATGGGGCAAAGGGTTGCCCGGTCAGCGTCACCAGGAACAGACCCGGGAGGGGGTGTATATGGACACCCCGAACGGCCTAATGAGTGCCCCGACCACCCGAAATTTTAAAAAACGCCCTTTTAATAACAAACCCCCAACATGGCAGAGATAGTGGTTGCAACACGACAAGCCGTAAGCCTTAATGGTTTCTCTGCCAAAACAAAAGGCAATACCAGAAAAGGTAGGTATGAAGAATGAATGAAATGATAATTTTTAGCAATCCTGAATTTGGAAATGTAAGAACTGTAATAACAGACGGTAATCCGTAGTTTGCTGGTATAGATGTAGCGACAGGCCTCGGGTACCAAAATGGTAGTCAAGATATTCAATGACAAGGCCTGATTAGAGCATAAAAAAAGAGAACCATTACGGCTCCCTTTTCAAATCGTCACTATTAAATTTCACGATAACATCTGGGATTGCTTCAACGGCAATCTGACATCCAAGAAAATCCAGAATTGCAATAAGCTCATTTGCAGAAAGCGTTTCTCTGGAAAACTTGTTTGCAAGTGCTTGTGGCGAAGTACCTAGATGCTCAGCCACTTGAACATTTGTTATTTTCTTCAGCTTCATGATTTGCTTAACTTTTTGAGATACCATGACAACACCTCCTATCTACATAATAAACGCAAATGTTATAAAAATCAAACAAAATTCACTTAAACGTGTATTTTACTATTGATATAGCACACCCTATGGTGTATAATTAAACCATAAAGAAACGGGGGCGTGTATATATGAAGATAGGATATGCAAGAGTATCAACAGTAGATCAGAATGAAGCAAGGCAGATGGAAGCACTGAGAGAAGATGGAGTTGATAGAATTTACATGGACAAGAAATCCGGCAAAGACTTTAACCGTCCTGAGTACCAGAAGATGATTTCAGAACTGCATAAAGGAGATGTGCTGGTAATTCATTCGATTGACCGACTTGGAAGAAACTATGAAGAGATTATTACTGAATGGAGAAAAATCACAAAAGAGATTGAAGCAGATATTATTGTACAAGATATGCCATTGCTCAATACTTCACAGAACAAGGATTTGACGGGAACCCTGATCGCAGATATTGTTTTGCAGCTTCTTTCATATGTAGCACAAAGAGAAAGGGAAAATATCCGTCAGCGTCAGAAAGAAGGTATTGCAATTGCAAAAGCTCGGGGCAAGTATAAAGGACGTGCAAAGAAAGAGATTGACAAAAAACTCTTTGAAGATACTAAAGCCAGATGGCAGAATGGTGAGATTACAAAAATTCAATTCGCTGAGATCATTGGAGTTTCCAGAGGAACATTATACAAAATCTTAGGGGAGGAAAAGGATGATTGATTTTACAAACAAGACTATTACTACAAAAAGTGATTTAGAATCAGAACAGTTACTTAAAAAAGCTGTGGCACAAGGGTTTGGATTACCAAAAGGCGAAAAAGCTTTAATTACTAACAGATTCTTTAGATTTATCGGAAGTCCATATAAGCAGATTTTAATTCCAGCAACGATAAGCCATGCAGAATTTGACCAGGCTATTTCTTACACGGATTTGTTTGGTGATCCTGAAACGGAATTAAGAAAAATTGTTGATTCAGCTACAAGATGGTGCAGAGCTTATGGATATGAGCATTTAAGCATATTTGCAAATGAGGGAATAGATAAATTTTCTGGCAAAGGACTTGCGAAAGCTCCAGAAGGCATTATTCAGCGTGTTGATGTTGATGTAATGAAACCAAGAAAGATTACTATTGCCGAGTTGGAAAAACAACTTGGATGCCCGATTGAGATTGTTAGTTAAGGACACTGCTTATGAGAAATAATAAACTCGAAGGTGAATCAATCAGAATCCGGTTGCCGTACCAACTGGAACAAAGACTCATAGCTGAGAAGAACCGAACCGGCAAAAGTATATCACAGATCACAAGGGAAGCCCTGGCAGAATATTTTCGGAGAAGGTAGACAAATGTCGATACTTGAAAAATTCTTAAAAAATAAAAAAGGCGGCTTGGTCGTACAGGATGAAAGTCAGAATCTTTCAGATAAGATTATCTTAAATAACGAGATTGAGATAACAAACCACAAGAAATCCGTTCTGGAAGACGGTAGGTTATACGACACATCAAAAGCAGAAAAGGTTTTTAGTGATCCAACAAGCGTAAATTGTAGTTGTTTTGGTATATCAAGATGCAGAACTTATTTTTTGACAAAAAACGGAAGATGGTTTTCTGCTGATGAAGATACGGAACGTGTTAGTGGTAAAATTTCTGAGGGCGAGCGAATCTGCATTCGGGATATAAAAGTATTTACTACATATAGCGATCTTCGTATAGAGGGAAAATATACAGTCAAAGACTTACTCGGGAAAAACGATTATGAATTGTACAAGAAATATTTTGGGGAGGTAGAGGAAGCATGAAAAGATATTACATTTTTTTCGAAACGCATGAAGATAATACATATCTTGAAATTTATGCCGGATCTGATGAGAAATTCGAAAAAAGAGAAAATATGATAAAAGTTCAGGGAGAAAATCTCTGGTACACCAGAGATTTTGGCAATACTTGGGAAAAAGTCGAATTAAAAGGAAATGATGTTGAAGCGGAAACAAAATCAGAAAAGAAAGAAGATGCATCGCTTCCAGACGAACCAATTGACGTGGCGTCCATGCTGATTAATGCAACGATAACTGTTGAACCTGACAATTTCGGTCCGTTATCACCATTACGGAATAAAGGATCACAGACCTTCGCAAAATACGACACAAATCAGCTTCAGGAGATTGCAGACCATCTTCTGACGTATTGCAAAGCGCAGGAAAGGGGATTCAAAGATGCCTGTTGTGAAAATTGTAAATCCGAGTCCGTATGATTGGAGAGGGACGCAGTGTTTTATTGATGGGAATAAAGTCCCAAGAGTGAAATCAGTGGATTTTCATGTTGCTGTTGACGAGGTTTCGACATTTGTATTCGAGATGATGGCAGAACCGGATATTGAAATGGAGTGCTTGGCACAAATTAGTTTCACTTCTCAATCAATTACTGATGCAATTTCAGTTTTAAGGCACGAACTGTTACAGCACGGAGAAATTTATGCCGGATTCAAAGCAAGCCTAAAATCGGCTTTAGAGCGTTATAATTATTGTGGCTTGCCATTTGAGCCAGAAGAAGAGATTGCAGGCAAGATGCTTGATTTTATGATTGGAGAGGAAAAATGAGATTACCATTAACCATTATCGCAGTAGCAATTAATATTCTGATATTTACTACATTAGCTGCATTTTTAATGAGCCGGGATTACAAAGGCAATCAATTTTCCACAGCATTCTTCTTGATGATGGAAGCAGGAATGATACTTAATACAGTTTTGATTTGCACTGCGAGGTAAATACATGCTGATTGCAATTCCTATGAGGATTATTCCGTTTTTTATCATAGAACGGGTTAAACCTATAATTAAACCGAAAGGATACGCTTGTCCGGTAGTGGAGCGGTACGCAAGCAAACGATCGAGACATCCGATTTAGCAAATATGACTCTACAAAAAAAGAGAACAACTTAGTCATTTAAACGCTGAATTCTTCACATAAGTTGTGTTGCAATTGTAGAGCATATAATAAAAATATTATCACACATTCAATTCTTTCTCCTGCTTTTGTAATGGTGCGGAGTGGGAGAAAGATTCTAGGGCTATCGCCAAGTGGTAAGGCACAGCACTTTGACTGCTGTATTCGCGGGTTCGAATCCCACTAGCCCAGCTTGCTAGGTTGCGCATGTACCTGGCAATGGTTTATTTTACATAGACCCTCCGACGAAAACCCATCTAGCTCAACGGAGCTGATTAAAGGGGCTTCAAATGTCCCGGATGGGAATCCTCGTAAAAACGAGGTACTCTATTTTGCCATGACCTTTGTTGCGGCTGGTGGCAAAGAACCGCAACAGTAGAAGCAAATCAACTCAAAATCTGCAATCCGGGATACTGCTTCTACTCAGGAAATTTAGTTCAGCGGCTAGAACGTCCGGCTCATAACCGGGAAGTCCTGAGTTCGAATCTCAGAATTTCCATTTCTTCCTTGAATGCTGCTTATCCGATATGTAAGCAGAAAAAACTTCTGATTGAGCGATTGGATTTTTGCTATCAATGGGAATGATACGGCATTGCTCGTATGGCGAAAAGCTACCGGTCAGAAATGTCTCTGAGTTCAAAGAATTTAGTGCAGCGCACACTGAATAAGGAAGTTTTTAAGAGACACAGATAGGCATAATTATCCAATACGAAACAACTCCGTGGAGCATACCACGGTTACCAAAAAGCCGTCAGGTTGGCAAAAATACGATAGTCCAAGTTATGAAAAATTGCCTAGTGGAACGCATAACACGAAAAAATCATTGCTAACCCGGAACAATCTCCGGGTTCTGGGGGAATAATACCATAAGGGGCAGAGGGCTGATTAACAGTACCAGGGCGGTTCAACTCCGCATTCTCCCATTATCCAATCTGTAAATATTGGATATGAGGAAGCTGTCCGAGATGTAAGAAACAGTCGGCTTGTGGATTGCCGGTACAAATACGCTGAAAATCCACACAAGGCAGGGTAGAGAAGCGGAATCTCGCAAGGTTCATATCCTTGAGAACGGCGGTTCAAATCCGTCTCCTGCAATTAATTTGGTCGGAATTATGCTGTCTGTATACAGGCGGTCTATGATTCGGCTGAATTTATCTCATGAGAAAAAGGTTATTGCTTATCCTGTTGTCTGGTGTCCGGACCGAAAAGCATGATGGAATGTAGCTCAGTGGTAGAGCAATGGCCTTGTAAGCTATGTGTCGCAGGTTCGATTCCTGCCTTTCCGATTCCATATAGTGGCGGAATACGTAGACGCTATTGTGGTAGCATAGGTTTGAACCCACAACTTAGGTGACCTTAGCCGGCGGCATGAGAGTAAAAGGGTGGAAATCCCCTCCTATATGGACGTTTGATGCATTGAGTGATAATGCTCTGATTGAAAAGTGGCGGAACTATTGACAGTGATGAATCTGATACAATAGAAAGGCAGACGCAGAGGATAGTACATCGTAATGGGGTGAGCATGTGTCTTTGGACATGGGATGTACATGGAAGTTCGAATCTTCCCTTTTCAACTCCTACGAATTGCCATCGTAGGAATAAATTACTCCTAAAGTATGGTTTGGTTTCCAGTACTCCACGTTGGGTGGCTAGTTACGGTTCAAGTCCGTGTACTGGAATTTTTGTTTAACGAGGTGGATTGTAAAAAGAAAAAGATTATTGTTGTACATGTAAATGGTACGCACTGGAAGAAGGAGTCTGCTGTAATGGTGAAAGCGAACATTGTGCAGATTTCAGATGCTGGGATGACAGTTGTGAATGTTGGGAGGGTGTAAAGAATGAAAATTCATGAAGTGATACGTCTGAGAAATGTATACGGTGGAGAAACGACTCTTAATGACCTTGTAAGTCTAATACAAGGAAATAGAATTCATAGATGCCCGAAATGCGGCGGAAGTGGAACTATTATTGAAAGAGTAAATCGCGCACAATACTGGGAATGTTGCGATGATTACAAAGAAATAAAAGTCACTTGCGACTTATGCAATGGCGAAGGATACACTGAGAAAAAATACGAACCTAGAATGGTACAGGATGGATGGAAATGCGAATAGCAGGCAAAGAAATCAAAGATGAATGTTCTAAGTGCGGCAAAATCCTTGAATGTGAATTGTTCCGGCAAGGACATGGAATAAAACAGGAACGTGAGAATATAGCAAAGATGATCGAGTGTCAGATGAAACATAGGGAGGAAAGTAGTAAATTATGACATATGATTTATTGAACAGAAGAATGTGTCCGCTATCCGGGATAACTACGACATGGAAATATTTACCAAGATTTGAGGGAGGATGCCATGAGAATTGAAGATTTGAAAAATTGGACTGTAGATCAGTTAAAAGAAGAAGTTGTTCGGTTGGCTGATGAGAGCGAAGCAAAGCAACATGAAATTCTGAACAAAAATAAGAAAATCAATGAGCTTCAGGCTAAACTGGATAATATGCGTGCTTATAATAACGAGTTAAAAAGACAGGTGTACGAAAAGGCAGATACACCATTTTACGACGAATCTGTAGAAATCGCAAAATATCACAGACGGCATCAGGACGATTGCATTACAATCAATCAGCTTCAGACTGCGTTGGACGTACTTGTTGACCGATATGCAACTCTGAGAAAGATTCATGGGGTGAGTTTATATGGGGGAGAAAAATAATCCTTGTTTTTACATTGGAGAACAGAGCGACAGCTTGCAAGAACTTTCTGAAATAGAAGATATATCAGATAATTCTTCGGAGAATAACGAACATATGCCAGATTTATTTGGACACAAAAATAAATTTAAAGTTGACATTCCTTTCTTTATAAGCCCGTATGACAGAAGAAGACTATATGAATTGGTGTTTGGAATTTACTTAACCAACAATGACCGTAAAATGCACGGAGAACCTATGATACGCAGAATTGCAGGACGAAAAGGAGTGAGAAAGCGTGAAAAACAATTTGCATCTACGTAATATTCCTTGGATAGAAACTGTACCAAAAAAATATTTTTCTCCGTTAATGAACGATATGTGCATTGTTCCGTATTGTAATAATTATCTTAAAATGCATGGAAAACATAAAATAAGGCAGATTGCCGGGAGAAAGAGAAAAAGAAAATGCAACAAATGCAGCGGCTGAGGCAGAAAATGAACCTGAGACAAAGGCGGCAGCAGCCACCACAAACACACTGCATTTTGCGGAAGAGGATGGATTAAACTGGCCATTACAGGGTAATGTAGTCTTAAATTACAGCATGGATCAGACCGTGTATTTTGCAACGCTGGATCAGTATAAATATAATCCGGCAGTGATTATTGCCGGAGAAGTAAATGACAGGGTATCCGCAGCCGCAGAAGGAAAGATAACTGATATTTCCAACAGTGCGGT